AACATAGCTTAAAGGACTTCCACCACTAGCTAATTTTTGAATATGTCCGCCATTTTTAGCGTTTACTGGGGAATTGGATTCATAAGACTGAATTAAATTTGACAAAATGGTTGGATGTACTTGTGCCAATTCTGGATGTAATTGGACTAATTGAGCCATTTTCATTTGTGTATCAGCTGGAATGTTAGAATTTTGAAGAACACCTGCTTGCAATTGTGCTGGCAATCCATTTGCATCTAATCCAGAAGTTGGGGCTATATTAGAAGCTGAACCTGTATTTAATACTGGATTTGAGCCTACAGGAATTCCAGCTTGACCACCAGCCATAGACACAGCAGGAGTATCCAAATAGGAAGAAGCCATAGTTGGTAGATTTGTTTGGCTTTTACCCACTGCAACTGGATTTCCGTAGGTAGATTGTGTTGGACTTCCTGTGGCACTTTTATTTAAAGTTCCACTAGCAAAAGTAGTTGGAGTATTTAAGCCTAGGGCATTGTTAGTTAAAGAAGTAGCACTACCTCCCGCTACATTGCCTAAAACTTGTCCTAATAGAGTATTACCAGTCCCACCCGTAACATCATTTTGAAGAGTATTTCCAGCCAAAGCACCAGCAGAGCCAGCCCCACCTCCAATGCCACCAATTAACGCTCCTGTACCAATACTTTTGTTAGAAAGGGCAGCGTTTGCCCCTCCTTGAACAGCTCCTGATAAAGCTCCTTGAGCTACTGGATTGGTAACGCCAAGATTTTGCCCAATCATTTGAGCTCCACCACCTGCTCCACCAGCAACACCACCAGATTCAATAGCTCCTAACACATTAGGGCTACCGTGCAATGAAGCATTGATGCCTGAGCTAGTAGCTCCTTGAAGAGCTCCTGATAGTATTGGAGTAGCACCAATACCTTGTGTTGCCACATTACCTACACCAGCTCCTACAGCTCCAGATAAACCACCAATAGCTATATCTTGTCCTAAATTATTTGTATTTCCAGTTGCAAGGTCTTTTAATGCTGAGGTAGTGGCTCCTCTTAAAGCTCCCCCGCCCAATTGATTGACTAATTGTTGTCCGCTAAATTCAGGAGCATAAGATTGAGCAGCTGTTTGTATAGCTTGATTTTCAGCAGTAGATAAAGGGGTACTAAAGTCATAAACAGGTGCTTGAGAAGCCATTGTTTCTAATGGAGAAACCACGGAAGCATCTGCTATAGTTCCTCCAGTAGCTAAAGTGTCTCCAGCTACTGTAGCACCATCAACCGCAGCGTTTACTGCTCCTGTGCTTACTGCTCCAGCATCAACCGCTGCTGATGCTCCTGCTTCAGCAACAGCGCCTGTTCCTACTTCCGCTCCAGCTTCTGTAGCACCAACTGCCGCGCCCGCAGCTCCTGCTGTTGCGACTGTTGCCGCTATGGCTCCAACAGTTGCCCAACCACCAGGAATTACATTATTGACAGTTTGGTCTATTGCAACCCCTGCATTGCTTACAGCTGAAGCCACATCCTGAGCTACTGAACCAACGCTTTGAACTGCATTAGAAACAGCATCTCCTACAGAAGAAACTGCATCGCCAGCTGAGGATACTAAGTTTGAAACACCACTTGTAACATCAGAAATAATATCACCGCCACCACCACCTTCAAGAGTGGCGGGTGAGGAACCAAATAATGTTAAACGCTTTTGAAACGCTCTTATAGGAAGGGTACTATCAAGGTTGTATCTCATAATTTATTTCCTTGGCTTTCCTAATTTCACAGTTACCTGATACAAGCCTTTATCTTTAAAATGTTCTGCATGGTAACCCATGTCTTTTGGCTTACCCTTGGCGATATATTTAAAAATACTTAAAAGCGATGGGTCAGTAAATTGGGTAAACATGACATCATTACCATATTTTGTATACATCTCTTTAGTAAATTCTTTGCTATGCTCTAGATAGTTTTGTGGTGTATCGCAATTTAAAGCTCTAAAAAAAGCAATACGCTTTTTACCTTGAATTTTGTGAAAAACAAACAAAGTATTGCCTTTGCGAACTGCTCCAGCACCTTTTAGGGTCAATTCTTTAACAATAGAAAGAAATACCGCATGAAACGATAGTTTATTGTTTGGCATTTGTTCCAGAGCATTTTTGACAATGTCTGGCATGTTCAATTGTTTTTGGTTGCTATCAATAATCATTGTTTTCCTTGCTGTGGTTCAATTGCCATAATTCCACATAAACTGCTAGCCCATTCTTGCCATGTTTTAAAACCTCGTGGGTCAGGAACTCCTGAATTCACGAAGTAACCAATACCTTGCATACCACTAGCCCAATCTCTCCATTTTTCTTCTGGAGCCGTACCCAACTGATTAGGCGCAAAAAGTTCTGCCATCAAAGCACACCAGCTATCCCATGTTTGCCCTCTTGGGTCATAAGTCAACAAATTTATTCCCCTTGGAAATGTTAATTTTAGCTGGCATTACTTTTAAATTCCATGTTTGCAATCATCATGGGTTTCCTGTTCCACGCTCATCGCCAATATCAACACTGATGAGGCAATTACCCATTTGATAAGTACCACCAGACACATTGCTAATTAGCTTTAAACGCATTTCACGACGCTGTAATTTGAGGTCTATTTTAAGCGTTGTTGGGTCAAAATTGTAAGGCTCAGAAGGATTATCAACATCGTCTGCGTAACCCTTACCAGTTATTACCAATTGCATCGTTCCAGATTGAACAAAGTCTGGTTCAAAACGCTCAATACGCATCCATTTATTAGCACCAGTAATTGCACGGGTTCCTAAACCTCCTGATACCCAGCCAATGCTATTAGTTTCAAAATAGGACTGAACAGCGTCGACATTGTTAAGATATATCTTGTCTTGCCCTGTTTCGTGTTGCCAAAGGGTATAAGTTCCAGAGGAATTAGCAACATTTTCTGCCCAAATTGGAAATTTAAAGACCTCTGAGAAGACTCCAGCTGAACGATTAGCTCCATCAGCGAACCCAGCGTCATACCAAGTATTTTCACGAATATTGTAAATAATGGCATTATTGCACTCTGTAGAGCTTCCAGATGGGTAAAACCACCAAATTTCACCCCAACGAGGAATTTTGGTTCCCCATACTTTTTGACGCTGTGCAAAATTTAGATTATCAAAGAAATAGTTAATATTGACATTATTGGGTACTTCTTGAACCACACCGTTGTACATCATGAAACGGTCAACAGCTATCCAGTAAATAATTCCGTCATATTCAACAGGGGTGTTCGAAGATAAAATAGAAGTAGATGTTGAAATGATGTCATAACGCCAATACAAAGTAGAGGTTCCTACAGTCGTTGGGTTATAAGAAACACGAGTAAGTTGGTCAAGAGACCAAAAAAGCCCTGCTGGAGAGGTCGTACCTCCCCTCAGAGCCATCCCCCTAACAACCTTGGTTGATGACACATTGTTAGAGTTGGAGTCGGCACTTACCCAGTTGGTGAAGTCACCAGCTGAGCAGTTTTGAATAAGTCCGTTATTACCATAGACAAATAGATAAGGGTAAAGCATACAAGCTCCACCCGAAACAGAAATGTTATTGTTAAAGGTTAAAGTCTGTGTTCCAGAACTTCCCGCACTAGACGAGAGTGTCACAGTAGTAACATTGCCAGCTACAGAACTAAATAAAACTGTAGTGTTTGCTGGGAGTGATGCTCCTGTTACGGTTTGCCCTATGGCAATCTTGTAGTTAGCAGAAGAAATTGTGTAGGTAGCACCAGAAAGGGTTCCAGATGCAGTAAATACGCCAACTTGAGATAAAGAACCGCCAGGGAACTGACCAACTAATACGGGAGTGTTGACTGTACTATCAATGTAAGTGAGGTTTTGACCAGGGTGTGCTACGACTTGTAATTGCCCACTACCACCAGAATCATAACCAATATCGAATTGCCAAAGGTTGTTTGAATTTGCAGTAAAGTTGTTAACAGTAACGCTGACTGGTCCTGAACCTACGCCATCATCATTATCTGTTTGCCAATATTGAAGATAACTTGAGCTTCCTGAATAAACATAGTTCAGTCCTTGCTGGGATTGCATAGTCATGCCACGGCTAACTTCAATGGCGTTTAAAAAAATGCCCTTATAACCGCCTATTTTTCTTGGTCTTGCACGCTGAAAACGAACCCATTGACCATCCACATACATAGGAGAGTCAAATAAAGTACCATCACGCTGAATACCAGCTGGTATCGCTAAAGAATAAACATTAGCGGTCAAAATGTCCCTCCGCTGATACCATTGAATGCGTAGAAACCAGTGCTATCAAAATACCCTGCAAATGTGTTTCCAACTACAAAACCTAATTGACCAGAAGATGGCAAGTACAAACCAGTATTAAGGTCGCCTGAAAACTTTAAAGAAGGTACAGAAGTAGAACCATTACCCAAAGTCAACGAAGTAACAGTAGTTACCGCTCCAGAAGTAGCATTATAAACATTCGTACCGTCACAAATTAAAATAACGCTAGATGATTGCGGAACAGTAACTGTTGCGCCACCCACTACTGAAGTTTTAAAAGTCAAGTTAAAAGAGCCAGTCGTATTGTTTGTTACTGAATACAGTTGAACTGTTGATGGCAAAATAACAATTTGATTAGACCCTAAAGTACCACTAAATTCTTGAATAGTATTAGCAGCTTGTGCTGAAGTCTCAGTCAAAGTACCACCAGTGACTGTTAATGCTAATTGAGTGTAAGCGAAAGTATTCGAGCGACCATATCCAAAAGTGTTGAATCCAGTAGAGCCATTGGAAACAATAACGAGAGATTCTGTTAGCTGTAATTGGGTACTAGAATTTCCATCGATTGTGTCAGTACCAACTGGATTTATAGTTAAAATACCAGAACCTGCATTACGAATCATTGCGAACCAATTGTTCCCTACGACAGACGAAGAAGGAAGCGTTATAGTACCTACACCACTTTGCCAAACAACAAAGTTAGAACGATTAGTAGCATCTAAGGTTGCATTAGAGTAATAACCAGTCAAAGGATAAGCTTGATTTAATTGAGAACCTGTCGCAATTAATCCGTAACCAGCTAAAGTTGATGCATTAGCAGACGATGTTCCTGCTCCAAAAGTAACCGTAGACCATGTTCCATTAGTTGTGGAGTTATTAGTCAAATAGATATAATCTGCGATGCCAGAAGCAATTGAAACAATTGTGTTGCCACTGTTATCGGTTACAGTGAAAGAGTTACTTCCTACATTTCTAATAAGTACTGATTGACCAACAGAAACTTGCTGAGCAGAGGGCATTTCTAACATTAAAGCAGGAGCAGATAACACAGGTGAAGCTGTCATTGCTCTTGAGCCTAAAGTTCCAGAGGTAGAACTGCTTACGGTATAAGTACCCGTACCACCAGTTCCTGTGACAAACGCAGTAATAGTCAAATTATTTGCTACAGCGGAACCTTGAATTAATTGACCCACTGCCAAAACACCAGAGATAGCCGTCACCGTTAAGAGTGTTCCAGATAATGACGCAGTCATGGTTGCGCCAATAGTTTGAGAGACGCTAACGGTGTAAGTTCCTACACCACCTGTACCCGTACCAAGAGCTGTAATTGTTGTTCCTGTGGTAATTCCACTACCAGTAAGTGTTTGCCCTACTGCGACTGTTCCAGATGTTACCGAAGTAACGGTAAGGGTTGACCCTGTTATATATCCATTGAAACTAGCAGAACCGATTGTGGCGGTAACTTCTATGATATTTGCTACAACATTACTATTATTTCCATTGACAGGCCATTGCAGGGTGGTATTTGCAGAAATGGTAAGTGATTCATAGCTAACCTGAGAAGGAGAAATGGTTTGCCCTGTGAATGGATTTGTATATGTAGTCATTTTTAACTCTCAATAGCAACAGATTGACGGTCACCAATACGGAACTGGTCTTCAGTTTTGAGGACAGCCATAGCTTCTTGGTACTTTTGCTGAAATATTTGACGCTGGTCATTCTTAAGAAATGGCATAGCTTGCAAAAGAGTACCGTAAAGCATCGCATTGGGGGCGTTTTCGGTAATCCAGTTAGTCTGATTATCAGAAGATAATGGCTGTAAACGCTCGTAATACAGCACTTGGAATGGGTAAGCTTGGTCAGGGGTCGGAGACACAAGCCAGTGGTCATAATCGTAGTCTGCGTAGTACAAAGGTTGTCCTGTAGTACCGCCAGTGTTGTAGTTTAGCAAATACTCATATTTTCGTAGGTATACGGGTGAAGGTGTACCAGAAGAACCTGTAACATTAAAAGAAACGGTCTTTCGCCAGCGTGCAGGTTTTTGAATGATGGCATTTCCAGCACTCATAACTGCATCTACAACCTGTTGTTGCCCTAAAGTCTTGATTTGCTGAGCTATTTCAAACTCGCAAAGCGTGATAAAAGTAGGGATTGCTTGAACGACAGCTTGGTCATTACGCTCTAGGTATTGCTCTACCTGAGTGGTCAATGAGTCATAAGTTAATACAAAAGAAGCCGTCATCTTTTTACCATCCAAATGTTAAAGGGCAAAAACTATACAGCTTTTTTCTCATTCTAACCTAATTCTTGACAAAATTACATGTTTAGTACTTCAAAAGCCTTTGCAATTTTTAGCTTTCTGTCATCAAAACCTAATGTTCCACCGTTGATACGCTTAGTCATGGTTTCATAGTCTTTAGAGTCAGCTAGAACATTCAAATTCTTCTTGTTCCAGAACCATCCAGCACTCATACAAGCCCATTCTGGTTGCAATACAAGCTCAGGAGTGTCTGCAAAAGGAACACCTAGGGCTTGTCCACAGACGGTGTAGTTTGCACGCCCTGTGAGCTGAATTACGCCTCTTCCATGAAACTTCCAACCATCCCCATCTTCAGTATTGCCTAAGTCTGCTCTTCCTCCGTAGACTTTGTTGGCGATTTTTTCGGGGTTATTCGCATACTGTTCAGCCACAGTTCTATCAGGAAATCTACTGGGCCAAACACGCATAAGTCCATCAGCGGAGTAATGAAGGTTTTCTTCCAAAACTCTAAAATTATTAGATTCATGAGCACATTGTCCTAAAAAAGCACATTGACGCAGTGCAGTATTGATTTCGTACTTAGCAAAGGTGTCATTAATGGGTTTTAGCCATTTTTCGTCTATTGACAAAGCCCGCAACTGTTCTAAATTCATTTGAGATTCACCTGTTGATTAACCCAGTCTTGCAAGGTGATTAGTTTTGCGGTTTCGGCTGCACACTGTTCGGCAACAGCCACGCTGTCGAGGGTTTT